GTGGGTACTAGAGGGATTGTTTGGACCATCATATAAGGTAACTAAAACAGAAGAATTAATGAAGCAAGGACATCTATCTCAGTTAGATATTCAATGCTTAGTGCTTAAACATCCACCTAAGAAATTTGAAACATATGAAGATGAACTTCAATATTTAATTACACATGACCAAAGAAATAAATTTATAACTAATCTTGCATTAGATTTAAAAGGTAATACTCTCATTTTATACAGTAGAGTAGAAACTCATGGAGCGATACTTTATGAAAAGATAAATAATATTACCAACACTGATCGTAAAGTATTCTTTGTTCATGGTGGAGTTGATGCTGAACAAAGAGAATCAATTAGGGAGATTACAGAAAATGAAAGGAATGCAATTATTGTTGCCAGTTATGGCACTTTCAGTACTGGCATTAACATCAAACGGTTGCACAACGTCATCTTCGCAAGCCCCAGTAAATCCCGCGTTAGAAACCTTCAATCAATTGGAAGGGTTCTTAGGAAAGGAAAGGACAAAGTAAAAGCAGTATTATATGACATTGGAGATGATTGTACTTACAATTCAAAAAAGAATTATACATTAAATCATCTCATTGAAAGAATTAAAATTTATAATGAAGAAAATTTTAATTATGAAATAATCACTATACAAATCAAAAAATGATAGAAGAAGATTTTTACGCAACTATAAAACTCAAATCTGGTGAAGAAGTATTCGCTAAAATAGCTTGTAGCGAAGAAGAGGATAGAACTTTCCTACTATTAACAAATCCCATAGTTATTCAAAAAATTAAAAATAGAGGAGGTTTGTCTGGTTATAAAGTAGAACCTTGGATTAAAACCAGCAAAGAAGACATCTTTATTATTAATATGGATGATGTTCTGACTTTAATGGAGTCAGATGATATGGAAACTATAACTATGCATCAAACTTTCGCTAATCATCAAAATTCTTATTTTGAAAGAAAAACTAAGTTGGATAGAAAAATGGGATATATATCTACTATCAATGAAGCTAAAGAATCATTGGAAAAATTATTTAAGAATAACTAAGCTATAACCTACCCTTGAACCCCGACAGAGTTAGTCTACTACTGATAAGTTAACTTGTCAACTATTGTGTTGGATGCTATAATTAATACATAATAGAGAGTACAGATATGAGTCCTGCAAGAGTTATGGGTAGACGTAAAAGATCTGAACATTATGTTAACAACAAAGAGTTCCTTGCAGCACTTATAAGGCATAGGGAAAACATTGAGATAGCAGAAATTCAAGGTAAAGAGAAACCACGTATTCCAAGATACATTGGAGAGTGTTTCCTTAAGATTGCTACTCATCTATCTTTTAAACCCAACTTTGTTAATTACATGTTTAAGGAGGACATGATATCTGATGGAATCGAAAATTGCGTTCAATACATACATAACTTTAATCCTGATAAATCCCAAAATCCTTTTGCTTACTTTACGCAGATCATTCATTATGCATTTCTCAGACGTATTCAAAAAGAGAAGAAGCAGTTAGAAATTAAGAATAAGATTTTAGAGAAGACTGGATATGATCAAGTCTTTGATAAGGATGGATCTGATGATAACTATTCTGATTATAATCAAATTAAAGATGCTGTTCATTCTAAGTTACGTAATTGAATGAAAGTAGCAATAATTACAGATCAGCATTTTGGATGTAGAAAGAATTCGAAATTATTTCATGATTACTTTTTAAAATTCTATGAGGATGTCTTCTTTCCAGTTTTATACTCAGAAGGTATCACTACTGTTATTGATATGGGAGATACCTTTGATAGTAGAAAGGGAATAGATTTTGCTGCATTACAGTGGGCAAAGAAAAATTATTTTGATAGGTTGAAAGAAATGGGCATTACTGTCCATACTATAGTAGGTAATCATACAGCATATTATAAGAATACAAATGATGTAAATGCAGTAGATCTTCTATTGAAAGAATATGATAATGTAAAAACCTATTCAGAAGTAACTTCTATAATGGTAGGTAATTGTAATATTACTCTTGTTCCTTGGATTAATAGTGATAATAAGGAGATGAGTATAGGACTGATTAATAAGTCAAGATCTCCTATATGTATGGGACACCTTGAATTAAATGGATTCAGAGCAACACCAGGTCATATGATGGAGCATGGAATGGAGTGGGATATATTTAAGAAATTTAAAAAGACATTCTCTGGACATTATCACTGTCGTTCTAATCAGGGTAATATTTATTATCTTGGAAATCCTTATGAGATGTATTGGAATGATGTGAATGATGAGAATAGAGGATTTCATTTATTAGATACTGAGACATTAGAGCACACTCCAATTAATAATCCATATAGACTTCATAAGATCATTTACTATAATGATAATGAACACCAACTTTTTGATACTAGACCTTACGAAAATAAAATCGTTAAGGTAGTAGTTAGGAATAAGAGTGATCAAGTACAGTTTGAAAAATTCATTGATAAGCTGTATAATGCTAATGTAGCAGAACTTAAAATTGTAGAAAACTTTGCTCTTCAAGAATCAGCAGAGTTTGAAGCATTTGAGTCAGAAGATACTTTGTCTATTCTTAATAGATATATTGAGGAGGCAGAAATCGATCTTGATAGATCTAGGGTTCAAAAATTGATACAAGAGGTCTATCAAGAAGCATGTGAGTTAGTCTAATGTTTATTCTAACGGTAGAAGGAGCAGAAACTGAAGGAGCATATTCAGTCGCTACTAAAGGTGGAGAACAGGTTCTTTATCTTTTTGAAGAAGAAGATGATGCTATTAGGTATGCCCTACTACTAGAGGAACAGGACTATCCAGAAATGCACGTAATTGAAGTTGATGGTAAAGTTGTGATTAAAACATGCGAGATGCACGATTATAGGTATTCTGTAATCACTAAAAATGACATTGTTATTCCACCAGTAGAAAATGATAACATTTCAAAATATTAGGTGGAAGAATTTCCTTTCTACAGGAAATCAATTTACCGAAGTTGAACTTGATAAAAATTCAACAACACTTATTGTTGGTACTAATGGTGCTGGAAAAAGTACTGTATTAGATGCTTTAACTTTTAGTTTATTTAATAAACCATTTAGAAAGATTAGTAAGTCTCAACTTATTAATACAGTTAATGAAAAGGATTGTAGAGTTGAAGTAGAGTTTTCTATTGCAGAAACTGAATGGAAAGTAGTACGAGGGATTAAACCAAATCTATTTGAGATTCATAGAAATGGTATATGTATGGATCAGTTTTCTGCAGCTAATGATCAGCAGAAGTGGTTAGAGCAAAATGTTATTAAGATGAACTATAAATCTTTTACTCAGATTGTTATTTTAGGTAGTAGTAATTTTGTTCCTTTTATGCAATTGAGTGCTCCTAATAGAAGAGAAGTTATAGAAGATCTTTTAGATATTAAGATTTTCTCTTCTATGAATAATTTAATTAAAGATAAGATTAGAGGGGTGAAGGAAGAGATAAGGACTTTAGATTTGAAGAAGGAGTCTCTTAACGATAAAGTTAATATGCAGACTAACTTTATGGAGGAGTTGGAACAACAAGGTAAGGGTAGAATAGAAGATAATAATACAAAAATTAATACTCTTTTTTCTGAATCAGATAACTATGTTAAAATAAATGAAGAACTTGAAAATAATGTTCACGACCTAACAAAAGAACAAGAGAAGGTAACAGGTGCTACAGAAAAACTACGTAAGATGGGAACTATAAAAGGTACTCTTTCTAATAAGGTAGCAACCATTACCAAGAAGACTAAGTTTTTTGAAGAGAATACTGTTTGCCCTACATGTAAACAGGATATAGAAGAAGAGTTTAGGTTAAATAACATTAGTGATGCTCAAGATAAGATAAAGGAGTTGCAATCTGGTTACGAAGAACTGGAGGAGGCAATTAAAAAAGAGGAGGAGCGAGAGCATCACTTTACAAAACTATCCAAGGAGATTACTTCACTAACGCATGGCATTTCTAAAAACAATACTCGCATCTCTGGGTGTCAACGACAAATCAGGGATCTGGAATCGGAAATTCAGAAACTTACCGAACAACTTGCAAATAGAAATACTGAGCATGAGAAGTTAGAATCCTTTAAAGAAAATTTAGAAGAAACATATAAGAAATTATCCAATCAAAAAGATATTATACGCTATCATGATTTTTCATATAGTTTGTTGAAGGATGGTGGCGTTAAGTCTAAGATAATAAAGAAGTATCTTCCATTAATTAATCAGCAGGTTAATAGGTATCTGCAGATGATGGATTTCTATATCAATTTTACTTTGGATGAGGAGTTTAATGAGACTGTTGAATCTCCCATTCATGATAACTTTTCTTATGCTTCCTTTAGCGAAGGAGAAAAGATGAGGATAGATCTTGCTTTACTCTTTACATGGAGGGAGGTAGCAAGGTATAAAAACTCTGTCAATACAAATTTATTAATTATGGATGAAGTGTTTGATAGCTCCTTGGATGGGTTTGGAACTGAAGAGTTTCTTAAAATTATTCGTTTTGTTATAAAGGATGCTAATATATTTGTGATATCACACAAGACAGGTATGGACGATAGGTTTGGTAATGTGCTAAAATTTGAGAAGATAAAAGGTTTTAGTAGGGTTGCGTCATGAATGAAAGAGAAAAGGAAGAATTAAGAGATTTGAAAAACAGAGTAAATAGATTGCAGTATGATTTTGACAAATTAAAAAATGCTATATTATTTCTTCCAGAAATAGGAGATAAAGTTCAGAAAGGTATGTGGTCATGAAATTAGAATTTTATGAAGGTAAGAAAGTATTAATCACAGGACATAAGGGTTTCATAGGAAGTCGTTTATGGGATTTGATTCAAGAATCTAATGGGTATGGTGAATGGCAAAATGATAGAGTAGATCTTTATGGTATGGATTTTCCTGATGATATAGGATTCTTTAAACCTCCTAAAGAGAAGTATGATTGCGTTATTCATCTTGCTGCCTTTGCTGCTCTTAGAGAAAGTTTTGAAGACCCTGATAGATTTTGGGAGAATAATGTAGAGAAGTCTAAACCTATCTTTGATTATTGCGGAGAGAATGATATAAGACTATTGTATGCTAGTTCTGCTGGTGCTCATGGTTGGTGGCAGAATCCTTATGCTATCACTAAGAAGGTGAATGAGATACAAGCACCACCTAATAGTGTGGGTATGAGATTCTTTAATGTATGGGCAGAGGAGAATAGTAGACCTGATATGTTATACAGGATGCTCCAGGAAAATACTGCTAAGTATATCACCAGACATTATAGAGACTATATCCATGTTACTGATGTGGCAAGAGCAATATGCTTATTGATGGATTCTAATTTCAGAGGACACCTTGATATTGGATATGGAGAATCAATACCAGTAATGGATATAGCAAAGTCAATGGGAAGGGATCTACCTATTAAGGAGGACACTCCTGGAGAACCAGACAGTTTATGTGCTGACACAAGGGTCTTGCGTCAATTGGGATGGTATCCTACAATAAATATTAAGGATACGTTTAAGGGCAATGACAGTACCCAATTGGCAGCACAACTCGGGGAAATACCCTTCGAGGAAACTTAAGCCCCAAGCATTACGTCAAGCAAAGAAAAGGCGTAGACAGTTGATAAAGCGTCTACTCACCTCCCCAAAAGGGAGGTTTTTTAGTATGATAGGTATATCAAAAGAAAAGTTACATGGCAGTACAGCAAGAAATCAAGTCACAATTAGCAAAGTTGCTTGCCACTGAGGACTTGGTAGTAGAACATAAGGATGTCCCTACAGCACAGTTTAATGTGCATACAAGAGAGTTGCTTCTGCCATTATGGGAGAAAGCAAGTAGTACAGTATATGATATGTTGGTGGGACATGAGGTAGGACATGCACTCTTTACACCTGACGAAGAGATGGGTGTAGAAGTTCCTGCTACATTCTTAAATGTAGTAGAAGATGTAAGAATAGAAAAGTTAATGAAGAGGAAGTATCTTGGTATTGCTAAGACTTTCTATAGAGGGTATCATGAATTACATGAGAAAGATTTCTTTGAGGTAAAGGATGAAAATCTTGATGATCTTAATCTTGCTGATAGGGTTAACCTATACTATAAGGTGGGCGCGTTCCTTAATCTTGATTTTACAGATGGTGAGACTAAGATTCTTGAGATGATTGGAAAGTGTGAAACTTTTAAAGAAGCAAAGGAAGCAGCAAAGGTTCTTTATGAGTATTGTAAGATAGGTCATGGAAACAGCAGCAAGACTTTATTGAAGAGCATACTACTACTAATCCAAATTTATTTGAGGAAGTAGATGCAGAGTATAATCAGTTTAAAAGAGATGCTCAGAAGGAAGTATCTTATCTTGTAAAGGAGTTTGAGTGTAAGAAAGCTGCTAGTGCTTATTCTAGAGCTGCTACTAGTAGAACTGGTATTTTAGATACAACTAAATTACACACTTATAAGTTCAATGAGGATCTATTCAAGAAGGTAACAGTTCTACCTGATGGTAAGAATCATGGTCTAGTCTTTGTTCTTGACTGGTCTGGTTCTATGTCTAGAGAAATGCTTGATACTGTTAAGCAACTTTATAATCTTATATGGTTCTGTAAGAAAGTATCTATTCCATTTGATGTTTATGCTTTTACTAATGA